TTCCTGCCATATCAGTAAAGTCAATTAAGTTGTCTTTACCGTAACTAAACATGTTTTCGAACTCAAACTTCTTTGGCACCCATACAATATTTCTAGAAGTTTCTGTTTTTGGTAACTGCTGGTTAACGTAAGCGTTTATAGCTCTTATGCTTTCCTTTTGATCGTCAGTTAGCTTATGCTTTTTACTTAGAAACTTTTCTATAAGACAGTTTTGCTGATGCTCGTCTCTTACGTCTACTACTTTACTTGATTTTCTACTGGAATTTGTTAGCTCTTGAGATCCGTTTATTCTCTGTATCGATTGCTCTACTATAGTTCTACTGCTCTTAATCGCACTAATAATTTCCTTTAATCTAATCTGATCAGTATTAGTATGACGAACTCTGAGATATAGATTTGTAGGTAGGTTTTCAGGAATGGGATCATGATTTCCGTTTTCTACATACACAGTATAAAATGCAGTATCGTTTGGTATGCTAACGTATTCACTGGATTTATCTTTTAAATTCCACACTAGCATGCCGTGATCCAAGCCTTCTCCGTGATTCTGTTGAATTAGAGATCCAGGATAGGCAATTGTTTTCTCTTCGTTAAGATATTGTAGCTTGTGAATGTCTCCAAGAAGGGTGATATCGAAACCATTAAAGTGATTAGGCGTTATCTTTCCTCCCTCTAATTTGAATCCTACTTCTGTTAATGCGCTTTGAACAGCACCGTGATACATGCAGATCTTATAGTCAGCGTCTATATCTGCTGCGTTAATATAGTTATTGTCAAACACAGACCAGTGACAGAAGGTTACGTTTCCTATCTTAAACACTTCACTGTTTACTGAGTAGTACAGATTCTTGTGATTAAGTGCATTGACAATAGGAGTCAAAGCATCCATCCTGTGATTATTGTTTAAGTTAGCATCATGATTTCCAGGAATAAGTAACACTGGAGCTATATCAGCCAAAGATTTTAATAGATCTTGTACTTCAAACACAAGCTCAGGAGTTACATCTGTTTTAGAGTGTACAATATCTCCAGTCAATACTATCAAGGACTTGTCATCTACAGACCAAAATATCTTTTCTTTTAGCTGATGAAAAACTCTTCTGTATTCTTTATGCCTTTTAAAATTCCTAATGTGTATATCGCTAATGTGATATATCTTATTTACTTCGGTTAAATTCAATACGTTCTTGATCATGCTACTAATTGCATTTTTTTTAGTAATAGGTCTGAAAAGGTTAATGGCTTTGCTGAGTGTAGCAACTCTGTTACTTTTTCAAATCCGAGATCTGATGGGTCTTTTCCGTTTAGTTCTATTAGATACACTTCTTTCCCGATATCGATAAGTCTCTTAGCGTAATCCAACGCTTCTTTTAATGCATCGTTATCTAATGCTAAATACACAGTTTTTACTTGAGATTCGACAAGCTTCAGCATCAGTGCCTTTGTAATAGTTTTTCCAAATAATGGTATCGCGTTACGCTTGATCGCTATTGCATCGAATATACCTTCACAAAGTATTACCGGCACTGACCAATTAATAGTGTTTTCTAGTCCAATGATTTCAGTCTTATTACATACGGGAGCGTCAAACTTTCTACTTGGGTTTTTTTCAAAAGACCTCGCTAAGAAGTAGTTAATCATTCCTTTCTTGCTGTAAGAAGGCAATATGATTCTATTTCTATATTTTCCAGTTTTACAATATCCTATGTTATACTTAATGATATCGATCTCAGATATGCCTCTAGATTTTATGTAAGCCATAGCGTGACGCTTCTCTAACGATTCTTCACGATCTAATAAACTGATAAATTCAGTTGGTAAGCTCACAGTGGTAGATACGTGATCTTCGGCTTTTACCAAATAACCCAAGTAGCTTTTCATTTCTACTATGGTCTCGTTAGGCGCGCTTATCTTTTTAAGAAGCGTTATAGGATTTTGACCCTTTGTGGCGGGGTGACACGTGAAACAATTATACTTTCCAGTCTTTGCGTTGACTATAAGCTTTGGATTCTTATGATTGCATACAGGACAATAAAAAGCGTAGTCTCCAGTTTTAGGAAACGGTTTGCTCTTGCCAAGAACAGATTCTAAAACACCAATTATGTATGCTTCGTTATTCATTATATACAAATCTAATCAAAAAAAACGAATAAATAAAATAAATGTGATAATTAATTTTTTTATTTCAATTTAATTTAGTACATTACATACGATAACGTCAATCTTACGCGCTACACAGTAGCCCGGTGTGAATCCAGAAACGAGTGACTAGCGTATAAGAATCAATTGACTACCAGGGGTGACAGAATATCCCTCAGGTATATAAATAGAAGATCTTAATAAGTATTAGAGAAGAATATCGGTAGAATCCGACGGTGTAAATGCCGCTAGAGCTCTCTAATTATAAACAAGAAACGAAAGTAGTGTCACCAATAAAATAGAGCAATACTCTAAAATATCACTATGCAACAAGAACAACAAGAAATTTTAGAAAAACAGCTTTCAGAAGAAGAACTTCAAGCAATATATATCTACTTAGCAATGCACTACGAAGATATGGAAGAAGGAGAGAAACAATATTGGAATTTAATAATGGAAAAAATAGACCCAGACTTTACAAATGAGTAACAAAATAGAATTATACACACTAGATGGATGCGAGAAATGCACTAGGATAAAATATGCACTTATCTCTGATGAAATAGAATACGAAGAAATCAAGTGTTCTAGTTCTGAAAACAAGAAGTGCGACAATCTAGAAGATCGAGTAGACTGCGGCAAGTATCCAATGGCTGTGGTAAAGAAACGAGGTGCTACGACTACTATCTACTTTTGCGAAGGAAGATCTACTGGAGGAACAACTACTGTAAGCAGAAGGATTCCTGTAGACTCGGAAGATAAATTCATCAATGAGATAAAAAAAGCTTACTTTTAAAAAAAAGTTTATGAAAAAGGTTTCCGCTGAACAGATTCAAGAGAATCTAGATAAGTTTTATTCTTATATTGATCAATACGTTTCTGAGGACCGGAAGGATAAATTGAAGACCTTCTATAAAGGCATCGAAGAGACTTTATCTATGTCGCCGGCTTCGTCTAAGCATGCTCATCACAACTGTTTTCCTGGAGGTTATTTAGATCACGTTCTTAGAGTAGTTGAATCAGCTTTGGTATTTGATAGAGTCTGGTCTAAGTTCGGTCAGAAAGTAGATTATACTATTGAAGAATTGGTATTCTCAGCAATTAATCACGATCTAGGAAAGCTAGGAACAAACGATCAACCATTCTATGTACCCAATGATTCCCAATGGCACATAGAGAAGCAAGGAGCATACTACAAGTACAATACTAATATAACGCATATGAGGATTGCAGATCGCAGCCTGTATTACCTCCAGCAAGCTGGTATTCCTGTAACAGAAACAGAATTCTTAGCAATTAAATTACACGACGGTCTTTACGAAGAGGGAAATAAATCCTACTACATGCCTTACGGACAGGACTTTCAAATTAAAACAAATTTAGTTCACATTCTTCACCAAGCAGACTTAATGTCGGCTAAGATCGAAGATCAAATAAACAAAGCATGATAATAACATGGATAGCGGTGTCGCTATGGGCACTAACAGTAATAGGATGGATAATTTTTAATCTGTTTCAAAAAAATAAAAAACTAGAAAAAATTGTTATCGATCAACAAATGTTTATTAATGAGTGCATTTCTAGTTACAAACAAATTGATTTGCTCGCCGATAAAATAGACAAGACAATGTGGGTACAATCTGATCCTGAGTTCTTAGGACTTATGGAAGAAATAAAAACATTGCAATCGACAATGAAACAATATACCGATAACAAATAGTAATATGCAAGAAATAGTAGAAGTTGTAGACGTTGAGCTTACTAAAAAGGGACAACAAAGAAAGAAAAAACAAAAAACAAAGAACAATTAATTAACAGAAGAAAACAAGGAACCGATACTAGAATAACGGGTTAGCACAGATCAAGCTGAGAGAAACAGAATATATAATCAAAGAATTCACGTTGGGTTTTATAAGCTAGCTGAGAATATCATTCATACTTTTAAGTTTTATTACACAGAAGTAGATAAGATTGAAGACCTTAAATATGAAGTTGTATCATTCTTGCTTCAGAAACTAGATCTAT